GCAACTTTACTATTTGTCATCCAAAGCCACATAGCTGCAATAGGATCTTCTCCTTTGCAAACCATAAAACCACCTAAACCTTGGCGTTTTTCTTCTTGTTCGTCTCCAACCCTAAAAGCCCCGGGTAAAAAATCCCTGGGCCATACTGGTTGTTTATAAGCTTCCCACCAATCAGGAAGGAATTCCCAATCGGATTCAAGTAATTTTCGTACTTGTAATTTCATAATATATATAATTTAATTAGATGAGTTAACTGACTCTGAATTTACAGCAAATAATTCTGTTGGATTCAAAGCAAAACTCGCGGGTAATTTTAATCTTACGCTTGCATAAGCCCCTTTAATGCCTGATACTAATTTTGTTGAATCAACAACAACAGCTCCATTTTCAACTTTATAAGTTGTTTCTTGGGATACTATAGGTGCAAAATATTTGCCCTCCTTTTTTTGAAAAGGAAAATCTATAATTGTGCTCATGTTAGCCGTTTTGAATTATTGTTATTTGTACAGGAGCTAATGCAGGAGATATTCTAGTATTTAAATTTGTTACAGTAATTGTACCTTGTCTTTGTACTCCACTAGTATTAGCTGTAGTATTAATTTCAAATCCTGTATCTACAGGTAAAGTTTTATCTGCAGCTGCTCCATCAATTAATATCCAAGAATCAGATCTTGTTAATTCTACATCAACATTACTTGTTGCGGATATAACTACATTTGATCCAGGCGTAGCCGGGAATGGTGTTGGAGGTGCATAAGGTCCTATAGCCGCTGTAACAACCCCGCCTGTTATAGTAGTAAATGCATTTATGTCAGTTGTTGGAGATGTTAATTGAACAGTAAATACTCCATTAAATGGCGTAGAACTAGAACCCGCATCTATAGCAGCCCCTGTGGTGCTAGGTATACTAGCTCCAGCTCCATTAGTTTCTGTTATAGCAAAAGATACGCTAGACGGCGTCATTGTTTTATCAGCTGGTATACCACTATATGTATAAGTAGCGCTTACATTTGTAGTATCAAATTTAGATACTTTGTAAGTACCTGCATGAGGCGCTGCAAATGTCATATAGGTTGTTGTTGCCGGCGTTATCCATGTTAAATTTGTTTTAGCAATTGCTGTAGATACCCCAGATACTCCTACTTCTACAACACCCGAAGACGCAGTTGCGGGCACAGTTAAAGGAACAGTATATTGAACATTGTCTAAATTTCCTGATACTGCCGGCGATGCTGCAGTAACTCGTATATCTGTTGGAGAGCCTGGATTAAATGAAGACAATCCACTTGTATCAATTGTAATATTAGCTGGATCTATATAATAGTCTGCATCTGCTACTACCGTAAATACTACATTAGCGCTTCCAGCTGTATTAAATATTTGTGATGCTGGAGATACATTAGCTAAAGCTACTGCATCAGTTGCATTAACTGTTAATAAGGCTGGTAAATTAGCTAATACAGCACCGGTACCCCCAACAGTAAGCTGTTGTATTGTATTAGAATTTCCTACCACGTAAGTAACTTGGAATACTATATTTCCTTCAGAATTTAAAACTGGTGCGGACACTGTAACATTATTGTTGCCAGAAAGAGTAATTTGGTTTACAAATTCATTATTTAATGCAGTAAACTCATAAGCAAAACTTATAGGCGAAGCTGTAATAACCCAAGAAATAGTTTCTCCTTGGTTAGCACATATACTAGCTTCCCCGGTAATACTTGCATTAATTGCTGTTCCTACAATTTGTAAAGTAGTGTTTATACTTATAGAAGGTGTTGGAACTGTTCCTACACTAGTTATATCAGTTTCAATATAATCTATTTCCCATCCTTCAGTCCCTTCATATCCTATGGTATTAAATTGTTTTATTAAAGAAGGTGCATCATTTAAAATAGGTTCGATATAAGAAGGTTGTACTCCTAAATTGTAAAAATTATTTCTTTGAACAACGGGGTCATCATGTTGCCATAAATTACCTATATAAAACGAGTAATAAGTATTATTTAAACTTATACCTCTTTCTTGTTTAAAGGATTTAAAACTACACCAACCGTTAGTTGATTCATCAAAAGATATGGTGACATAGTTACTACCAGCAGTAGCAACATTAGTATCCTCTTGACTATCGTAGCATGTGCCTAACAAAGTTAAGTTATATAATCCAGAATATTCGTCAAAAGAACCTACCATACTATCAGCAGATTTAAGTGCATCCCTAAAAAAGTCACTCATACCATAATTTGAAATTTGAGTAATTCCATCTCTAGATAATCTTAAAATAACACCGTTGTTTTTATCTGCAAAATACTTTGCAAACCCAAATTCAGCATAAGAAGATGGATTTTGTCCAATTCCAAATTTTCCAGCATATGGTACAATTGTACCTAAAAATTGAGTATTACTCGTAACTGGAACTGCTCCACCTTCTGCGGAATATATAAAATCTTTATCAATAGGAGAATTAGAAACTTTGCTTTCTTGGAATATTAAAAGTCTTGTATCGTCTGCTCCTAATTTTTGTATAGATCCATCTTGAGGATCTAAAGATACAGTTAAGCCACCTTCAGATTCATTAAATTGATTAACATAATTAATTCCTGTTCGTGAATTAAATAATCCACTTGAGTGTATTAAAGTATTAAACCTTCTTTCTTCAGCAAAATTTTCTTGTACTACATAAGCTCTAACGCCGTAATCAAATGCAGTTTCATTATAACCTGCCCTAATTCTGTTAATTTCTATGTGGTCATTACCGGTTCCGCCTGGGTCAAAAGTTAATAATATACAATTAAAAAAATCTATATTTATTGCTGTAGCTGGTATATCAGATACTAATCCACCCGTAGAAGTTTCATAAAATATATCTAAGTCTGATTCTACAGGTTCAGTTTCATAAACACATAATCCTGAGTTTACGGATGCGCCACTATTGTCAATTGTAGTAACTTTTGCGTCTCCTGATGGATTTGCAATAGATTGAACTGATGTTAAGGCATTTGCCCCTGGTAAATAAACATTACTACCATTAACATATTTAGGATATACCGAAACATTACAAGGAGATATAGTGCTACCTGTACTTGGAGGTATTACTGCTGTTTGATCTCTTGGAATTTTATTTATACTATCACCTAATCTTTCTATATTATCTTGAGATGATATAATAGAAATCCAATTGTAATATTCTTGTTCTCTTTGCTTAACTACAATCCTATAAGAATAAGCCCAACTAGGAATTTGATTAACATTAGCAAAAGTAATTCTCAAAGCATTAAAAGCATGGGTAGATGATGCATCATCATATCCCGGTGGAATATACACGCTGTCCCCTCCTGAATTAGAAAGAATAACCGGTGATTGTCTTCCAAATTTATCAGCTAATACAATACCAACTTGATATGTTCTTCTAGACTTTAAAGATAAATTATTTTTACCCGGGCCCCAGTCTTGTCTTGCATCATCTTCTCCTGTTCTTACTACTGAAAAATCTATATTAGGAATATTGTAATTTTGTAAAAAGTTACCATACACTAATCTTCCTCCAACTAATTCTTGGGATTTTGCTACTCTAGGAACAGCATCATAAACCCTTGTTAATTGCCCTGGCGGCAGTGTTCTAAAAGGATCTTGAGACACATACCAAAAGTTAATAAAGCTTTCTCCTGCAACTGGCTTATCCTCAACCACATACAAAGTTGACGATCCTGTTTCTTTATAAACTAGTTCAACTTCAGTTATACCATATCCAGGAGGAGTCGGTATTTGTAATTGTACAGATTTTATAGCATTAACAAAAGTTTCAATTTCTCCAAAATTTCCTAATGACGCAGAAATAGTATCAGTGTTTCCAAGTCTAGAAAAACAAGAAGTTGAAAAAGGAGCTAAAGTACTATATTCGCCGTCTTCAAATTTCCATCTATAAGAAAATCGTATTATTTTATTTTCTAAAAAATTAGAATCTATGGGAGACCCTGCTTCATTATTAGTCCCAACATCTAATATAGTAGGAGATTCATAAGGCGCAAATTTAGCTACTGATGCTAGATTATCAAATGTCCCTGCCCCACCTGCTGTATAATAAGCTGCATCATTTCTTGCTCTTACTACATTTATTTTACGAGGCGGATTTCTATCATCAGTCCAAAACAATAATTCATCAACTAAATTTATTCCAGTTATTTTGTTGTTTTTATGAAAATTTAAATCTGCATTAGAGATAAGAGTTCGTAATTGTTTAGAAGTTTGATCATATTCAAATATTCCATGTGTACCTCCATTGCTTCCATCATATGAGCTATTACTAGTAACAAAAAAATATATCATTTCATTACCTGTATCCCTATACACACCTATAGCTTCCCCATTAGTTATGTTTGCATTACCCACTAGTGTATTGCCTAAAATATTTTCAACAGCCCCCATATCAGATCCTTCTGATTTACTAATATTTATATTAAGGGCTTCCCTATATTCTCCTTGAGGGACTAATCTTGCATCCAAATCGCGGTTCATTTTGGCCGCGCTGAATAATCTTTTTATTTCTGGCATAAAATGTTATTAGTGTTTAATCCACTTAGCTTTATTTCTAAATATTTGAGCCATTTCAGCAACCTTCATGTTTGATATTCTGATTTTAGCATTACGCATTTTTGCAAATGCTTCTTGCTTATATAATGAAGCTGCTCCAGCAGCAGAAGGTCTAATTTTAGATAAATTATATAAAATACTAGCCATAACCGCTTCCTCGGCCATTTTAGGTACGTATACGTTATCAAAATTACCATTATTACCTAAACCATCAGATATATAATTTAGCGTGATATATGTGTCCTGTGTGATTGATGCATCAAAATATATTTGACCTGCATGTAAATCTATAAGACATGTACCATTTATATTCTGAAATTGTGGAGTTAATCCGTAACGTCTTCCATAATATCCAAAATCATCCCCATAAAAATAACCGTAATAATAATCATTAGCAATTTCAGTATTGCCTAATTTATCTTGTTGTTGATATCTATCTATAGTTTCAGAAGTTTCAGCAAAAGCTATATTTCCTTCTTGATCGTATAAATATTTATAATCTTCGTCTTGAGCAACGCCCTGATTTGCATGACTTATTGTGCTAGGTAGTATAGTTCGTTGGACTCCATTATTATCTGTATATTGAATACTTATATAATTAACATAATCAGATGGTAATGACATTTGTCTTAAAGAGCTTAATTGTATTTCAAGTGCTTTTTCAGAATGAAATATATCATAACTAAATTCTTGAACAGCCCTTTGCGCCCAAAAAGCAACCTCGTATCTTGGAACTTTTGTTAAAACTTTACCATCACCAATATAAGCGACTATAAAATTATTTATTATATCATTAAGGTTAGTTCTCCTATAATATCCAGGCACCGCTAATCCAGTGCCGCCGTCTAAAGCGGAATAATTATCTACGTCTAAAGGTTTTCTTGATATTGCCATTATTGTTCAGTTGCTGCGTTTTGTTGTTCTTTACTTTGTGAGAATCCAGTAACATCCCCTTGTTTTATAACAACTCCAGCATATGTTAATATTCTAATAACTAAATTATTTTCTTCCGAAGGATGCAAATCAAAATTATATGATTTAGCAGGAGTGTTATAACTATCTGTTGCAGGATCAAAAACAGTTGGATCATAAATAGGTTCATTTGGTACCCCTGCTGCAATTTGTGCCGCGCTAGGCATAACATATCCCCATTTAGGTCTAACAGGCTTTTTTAAATAATCTGCTTTTACCCCAGTTGTAATACTACTTGGATATACTGTAACCCCTAAATCACCTAATGTATATATAGGTTGAGTTTTAACGGGATAAGTTAATGGTGAAAGATTTATATACTTGACTTCTTCATGAGAAGCTCTATCCGCTACTACATTATCTACAGATATAATACCCACTCTATATAAGTCACTTGGATAAGTAAACACCCCATTAGTTAATGTTAAATCTGCTGATTTATAAAATACATTAATTTTTTCTGCTAAATATGTAGTAGGATCAGAAAAATCACTTTCTAAAAAAGCATTTAATTCATAACTAGCCTCTTTAGCGAAATAACTTGCAAATATTTCATTTTGCGCTTGGTCGGCTAAACGATTAAATTCTTCTGGCGTTATATATCCTCTGTTATCTTTGTTGGTTATAACAAGAACTGTTTTATATACGTTATCTATATTAACCATTAATTTATTTTTTATTTATTTAGATGGTATAAGGTTGATTTCTCACCTTATACCTAGTAGTTATGCAAGTTTTTTAGATAATGATTTCATTAAATCTATTCCATTATCTGTTTTAAAATATTGAGCTAATGCCCCATATGGATTTTGATCAAATGGAACTGTCATTATTTTTTTGCCATTATGAGCAAATTTGAATACAGTATTATCATCAGTTAACATAAGTATACCTGATTCAACAGCTCTATTTGCTAAATTTCTTAAGGTTATATCTTCATCTTGAGATAATTCCATAAAAAGTTTTGGATTTTTACGTGCAAATCTATAAGCATCTCTTTTTAATTCTTTAGAACTTAAACCATTTACACCAGACCCTAATTCTGTACGCATTATTGCTTCAAGATGTTCAATTTCTAATTCTTGAACTAAATTTAAAGCATTTAATTCAAATTCTAATTTATCAACTTCATCTTCTGCTTTTTTAGTGACATCTACTTCTTCCCATAGTTTGTCTTTCATAGGATGATAAAGTGATAAAAGCTTTTGCGTAACAATATCAGTACGAGGCACGTTTAGCACACCATCTTGAAACATTATATGAGTCAAAGATGTATACCCTTCTTGCTCGTCTACAAATAAAGATTTTTGATTAGTAGATAATCTTATTTCTCTATTTAATTTTAAATTCTCATCAAACCACATTAAAGGTTTTCTGGGAGTATGTCTTGTTTGTATAGTGTATGAAACAGGTGATAATTCACTTTTTAATAAATAGGTTCTATCTTTATAAACCCAATTTTTTTCTAATTCAGTAGCACTACTTTGTATTTTTTTTGTTGTTGTTGTCATAATAAAATAATATAAAATAAGAACACAAGGCCCCGAAGGGCCTGTATTCTATAATTAAAAATTAAGCTTTAAATAATACGAAATTATTAGCAGCCTGAGTGATAAGACATCTTTCACTTAAGTAGTTAAGTTTCATCTCATCAATATCAGAAGTTGGAGAACCAGTTCCAACAGATCCTGTAACCCAAGATTTGTTTTTTCTATTCTCAGTTTCTGAAGCTCTATATCTAACATGTAAGAATGGTCTCTTAATGTTTTGACCAAGTTGTTGATCATAAACAGTTGAAGTACCTGCAGGAACTAATGCTCCTTCGATATCTCCGAAACCTCCTCTTGTAGACCAGTCATTAAGATATTTCCAGTCAGTTTTATAGAAGTCATAAGAACCTCTTCTATAACCAGTAAATCCTAATGTAAGAGCCATATCCTCGCTGTTATTAAATACTCCATAAGAAGTACCTTTAGTAACACCAGCAGCTCCAGGGTAAGTACCATTTTGCATTGCAAGGATATCATCAATTTCTAAAGAAAGCTCTCTATTAAGGAAAAGCATGTTTTCTTCAATAGCACCTTGTTTGTCTAATTGCTTAAGTACCGCGTCGAAATCAGTAAGAGATCCGTTACCTGCACCAGCAGCAGCTTGCCCACCGAATCCAGTATAAACGTTTCCTCTTGATTCAAGAGCAGCAAAGAATCCTTCAGTACCTCTAGCGTTTTGAGCAGCTAAACTACCACCAAATGTGCCTAATGTAATAGCAGCACCACCAGCAGTGTATTTAACGCCTTCAACCATAGACATTTCTAAATAGTCTTCCCAACGTAATCTTGTTTCATGTTCTGATTTCATATACCATAGATAACCATTAGCTCCATTTTCAGAAGTAACTTCAATCCAACCGATCTGAGCAGTGTCAGAACCATTAATTTGATAGTTTTCTTTAAGAATAATTGGAGCATTAGTAAATGTAGCATATCCTGGATCTAGCTTTTCAGTAAAGTTTCCAGTACCTTTGGCAAATTCAGATCCATAAGCAATAGCCGTTACAAAGTCTCCAGCACCAATAGCGCCGTGAGCTTTATAAGCTTGAATTTGGAATTGTTGTCCAGCACCTGTAGCACCACCACCAACACCAACGTTAGTACAAACACCTTTAATTACTTCTCCAGTTCCACCCATAGCTGTAGCAGCTCCAGTTTGAACTTGAACCATAATTGTTTGTCCGATTCTAAAGTTACATTGAGTAGTAGCTTGCGAGCTAACACCTAAGCTTGTAGGTTGAGTAGCAGCAGGTACATTAAAGTTAAGTACACCTCCAGATGCAGCATTAGCCGCAATAGCACCTGCAGCCCCAGCAGCTGGCATAGCGCCCGCATTACCTTGAGGTAAACAGTTAGCATATCTTGTGTGTAATCTTCCTTGCTCAGTCCAGATTATTTGATCTGAAGTGGAAGGCATCTCAGCAGATACCATACGAAGGAAAGAACCGATAGATCTGTTTCCATATCTTTCTACTTCTTTTTCGTATACATCTGGTAAAAATTGTTGTGTCCATTGACTAAAGCCAGCGGCTGTAAAGTCAATGTAATTTCCGGCGTAAAGTGCTTTAGTTTGCGATGGTTGCAAAGCAGCTGGCACGCCTGACGTAAAAGCCATAATTGTTTGATTTTAAGTTATTAATTATTTATTTCCATTTAATTCGCAACTTATCAGAAGTAGTTCCTGAAACAACTCTAATTTTTTCACCCCCAGATGTTACAATAGATGAAGCATCTTTTCGAGGTTCCATGTTAATATTTTTAGACTTCTTTTCAGCGTCCCTTATGGCATCGGCACGGCCTTGCTCATAAAAGTGGTTAGCTATTTTATCTGCATTTTGTGCAGAAAACAAGGCTTTGTGATAACCTTTAGCGTCACCAACTTCACCTTTTTCATTTAAAAATTGATTAACAAAATTAGTTATGTTTGACTGGAACTCTTTTACTTTTTTTGTATCGTCCACTTTAAACCTATACTTATTTTCTCCGACCTTAAAATCAAAACCTTTGAACTCATCGTCAAAAACCTTATTAGTTTTGTCAACAAATGTTTTTTGTAAATTTTCGTGTTTTTCTGTTTGTTGCTGAGACTCTTGATAAAACTCCATTGCTTTTTGGTATTCAGGATCAATATTATTTTGCTTACTTAACTTAAGATCAGCATAATATTTTTCCTTAGCTCCTTTAAAGTAGTTTTGAGCATTATAAAGCTCCTCTTTAAAAGCTAATTTTTTAGCCTTTATTTCCGACGGATCATCCGCCTCCTCATCATATGCAAAGTTTTTATTGAATAAAAAATCAACATCATCTGTATCTAAATGAGGTTTTGTTGTTTTGTAGTATTCTCTAAGTAAAGTAGTATTATCAAGTTTAGACAAATCTCTATTAAGATTAACATAATCTTCAACAGATCCACCTGTTTCTTCCATAAACTTTACTAGTTTATCTACATTTTCAGGAAGTATTTGTTTTGATTCTTCCTGTATATTTTCTTGTATTTTTGCTGCAGGAGTTTCTGCAACTTTTTCTACTTTTTTAGTAGACTCTTCATCATCAGTAATTAATTCTAATGGCGAATCAGGAACACTTTCTTCTTTTAATAATTCTTTCTTGTTTTCAGTGGTTTCCTTTTCTTCGGTACTCCGTACGCTTTTATCCACTCCTTGCACACTTTCCGTGTTTTCGGATTCTTTGACAGGCACATCGCTGTCATTTGAGCTCGGTTCTTGAATGGCATCTTTATTAGGTTTAGATTCTTCTTTAGACTTAACTTCTTTAGATTGGTTTGGAGGATTATCTAGGTCAATTTTATAAACCCCATCCTCTTCTTTAATCTTGTACTCCTCGGCAACTTCGCCTTTATCGACCGCATCATTAATTACTGCAGCTTCTTTTTGTTCAGGAGTTACTACATCAGGGTTAATTTCCCCGACATCTTTTACTTGTACTTCTTGTTCTTCCATAATTGTATATAATAAAATAGTTTAAATAATAATTATTTTGGTTCAAATCTTGATAAATCAATACCACCTAAGACATCATTACCTTTAGATTCAAACGACTTCATAGGTTTGCCACTTGAAGGCGGCCCAGCTACGTTTTTAGCGGTTTTTTTAACTTCTGCTACTTCAATATTTGCTTCATTTTGTTGAGTTGCTAATTCTTTTTGAGCTTGTAATTCCATTTCTTTTAATTGCTTATTTAACTCAAATTCATATTGCATTAATTCTCGTTTAGTACGAGCTTCAACTTCCATTTTCTTAATTTCAAATTCAATATCCGCTTGTCTGTATTGAATTTTAGATTCTGTTTTAACTTGTTCAGCCTGAGCTTTAGCTTCTTCTATTTGTATTTGTGCTTGCCCTTGTGCTTCAGCTTGCGCTGCACTCGCGGCTTCTGCTTGAGCTTGATCAGCTTGTTGTTTTTTAATTCTTCTAAATTTTAACAACTGATTAGCTAGTTTAATATTATTTATTTCTCTAATATCAATTGCATCTTCCAAATAAATACTACCGGCGCTTAAAGCAGTTTGGATGTTGCTTTCGAGCATTGTTTTTTCTTCTTCATCAGGCTCTAGCTCTAGAAATATCCCAAAATCATGTAAATTTAAATTTTTTAATTCTTCTAAAGATCCCACAGAAAACATACCTAAAGCCCCTATAAAAGCTTCTTTTGTTGGATGAAAATTAAGAACATCTTTAAATCTTAAAGCAATACATTCTGCTAAAGTAGCAGTAATACACATACTTGCTTGTAAAATATGTCTTGTTGCAACATTGCTATTTGCGGCAGCTAACTTTTGAACCCCTACTAAAGCCTTAGGGTCTGGATCTGAGCCATCTCGAGCTTCGTTTAATCCAGTAACATCCCTCATCATTTGGATATATTGATTATAAGCTCCAATTAAAACTTGTATTTGCCCACCGCCTCCGCCGGGTAATTCTTGGATAGGAACTTTTCCTGGGTTTTGTTCGCCTTCAACTGTTAATGATCTACCTATAATAGAACCAGTTTGAAAATACATATTAAGGGCTTCTTGCGGATTATAACTTGTTCCATTTCCTAAATCTATTTCAGCTAATCCATCCGCATCTAAATAAACACCTGAAGGCGTCATTCTTTGAATAGCTTGTTGTAATTTTAAATGAGTTAGTTGTATTAAATCCGCATAAGGAGTAATCTTAGATACTAAAGATGTTATATTTCCTTTATACATTCTAGGAGCACTTACCACATAATTCATATATACTTTATTAGTATTAGAATTTGGGCGTACCATATTTTCAGCTTTTTTCCACTTAAGTAACGTATTAGTACCTAATACAAATGCACCTTCATATAACACTTCCCTTGATTGAGCTACTCTTTCAAATCGGGTTCTTTTATCTTTAGGAGGATTAAAAGAATCATCTTTTTCAATTGCTTTAGAAGCCCCTGTAGAAGTTTCTTTTATTTTATAAACATTATGTTCCCATGTTTTCCAATTAAAATATAATACTGTAATAGTATTATTGTTATCTAGTCGGCTTCTATTGTTAAATGTACCAACAGTATTATAATCAGTCCAATTAGATCCTTTTTTAGTTAATTCTTTTATTTCTTCATCATCTAAATTAGGAAATTGCTTTTTAAGTTCATTTAATTGAATACGCTTTACCTCACCAAAATAATAACAATCTTGAAAGTTTGGATCATCTGTATAAGACCATATTAAATTAGCTGGATCTACATAATCTAATTTTATACCATCAGTATTGTTAAAAGTATTTTTAACAGCCCCTATACCTAAAACTGTTAAATCATAATCAACTCTACTTTTAAGCTCTTCATATTTATTAGTCAGTAATACATTATTAATAGCTTGTTCTTCAGCAATTTCAATTCCCTGTTTATAGTTTAATTGCATAAACAGTTCTAATTCTTCAGTATTTGCAGGCAATTTATCTTCGGGAACATTTCTAGCATTTACCCCAAGCTCGGTTTCTATTTGAGCTAGAAGTTCTTTAGCGTGTAAATCCCTTTGTATATTTTCTACAAACTTTGTTCTTTTTCCTGTAGCTATTGGGTCTTGAGCAAAAGCTTTAATGCTAAATAACCTATCTTGCATCCCATTAACTATAATATCTACAAATTTAGGTATTATTGGAACTGGTTTCCAATCTAAATTTAAATAAGATAAATCGCCATTAATAGCAAACTCATCCTTATATTTTCTAATAGATTGTTCTCCTCTAGCATATAATCTAAGTTTATGATACTCTTCTCTTGTCTGCCAAAATCTCCCTATACTATTATCTTTATTGAACCATTCTTGTTCAATAGCTCTAGCTACTGAAAGACCATATTTATATGTCCTTTTAACAGCATCTGAAACCGCTTGGCTCGGAAATTCTGTGGGAATTTGCCCTAATTGTTGTGCCATATTTATTTTATTAACTGACTTCTTATTCCTTTATTATTATATTTAGAAAACATAAAATCTAATTCTTTAACTGCTCGTTGAGCATGAGGCCTATACATGTGTTTTCGGCATGCCATAATAGCTAAACCACTACTAATTGAAGCGTCGTGAGCTGTTCTTCTATTTATATCAAATCTTGCCCAATCTTCTAAAGTTCTTTGAAAAAACATAGTGCCATGATTTTCATTAATTTTTCCTACATATTCTTCTATATAAGACTCAATTGCTGCTGCATGAGCTTGTTTTATATCTTCTGAACTATTAGGTATTCCCCCAAGTTCTAGTTCTGATTTAGATAAATTACTTCTAGTTTTATCAGGACGATTCATAGAAAATCCTCTATAACCTCTTCTTTTTAAATGATATAAAAGTCTGGGTTTATTATTTTCAGCCAAAATTGGCATTCCATAAAATACCAAAGCCATAAGAACATCTTCAAAAAATATTTCAGCAGTTTGAGGCCTAGCAATATATTCTAAAAAAAACTTAGTATTTGGAATATCACTAGCCATGGAAAATGTTGTAAGACCATGTAAGGCTCCATTTGAACCCCCTCCTCCTACTGTTCCTGATATATCATATGAATCACAACCAAAAGCTCCCAATCCATCATTACCAGGATATTTTATACCATTCTTTATTATTATTTTATTTTGCAAATCTACGGGAGGAAGCCAAGATACATGAAACCTACCATTTATTGCAGGTTGCCAAATTACATCCGTATCTTTAACACCTTTTCTCCACGCAAAATTTCCACGCACTACATGCCCTGCCATCGCCATTTCTTCATTAAAATCTATTTGTTCATATATTTTAGTTAAATTAAATAATGAATTTAAAGTTTCATCACGGAAAGCATGTTTTTCCGATCTTGGAAATTGCCTATAATATTCATTTAAAGCATCTGAATCATTTTTTAAACCTTCAACTTCATTTTCCCAATGGTCAATGACTCCCGTAAAGATGAGTTCACCATCAATTCCCTCAACCGCTTCTGATGGTGTATTGAATACAGGGAACCCATACTTATCGATAAATCCTTCGAATCCCCATTCCATAGGTATGAACAAAGCATATAATCCACTTGTAGTCTGGCCATTGCGATTTCTATTTGTGACATCTGAATTATAATATAGTTTTTTAAAATTATCCCCTCCTTTATCTAATGCGTTAGAAGTAGATCCCATCATACATTTACCAACTATTTTGGATCCGAGCCTGAGACACGTCTTTGTGACCCTCCAGTTGTTGAGGATATTATCGGG